GTTACTGATCTAATCTCTGTAGGATACGATATGGTGTATATTACAGAGACACAGGACTGCATTCATGAGAAATACAAAAAGAAGCTTAAGGGGGTCAAATTATGAGTGAAATCAAACATGTTCTTGAAGAACAGCTAGAAAGAGAAAAAAACTCAGCATTAAAACAGCTCACAACATCTAATCTTGATGCAATGTATAAGATTACAACAACATTATGCAATCTGGAAAAGATGGAGCATGGAGACATAGCGGAAACCGTCATGGATGCAGGAGAGAATCTTATTAAGAAGTACAGCAATGGCAAGTATGATAAAAATATAGATGCATTGTATGACAACTACTTAAGTGCTAAAATGGCATACAAAGAAAACGGAGATCAAGGACACCGTGATAAGCTTATGGAATCGGTCGGTAGATTGATGGTGGAAGTGTATGATATGCTTTCTTCTATGGTTATTGATTCTGACTTTATGGACGAGAGAAAAGAGATACAGCGACAGATAAAGAAACTTGCGGAAATGTAAAAAAAGAGGGTATTGAAACGGCATATTTTAGGGGTTACAATAAATATGTAGGAATTATGCAGATTTGCTACAGCCTCCTTGTAAGTACAGAGTTTTTTTAGCGTTTTTGGTTGCAAGACAACAGGAAAAGAGTTCGAGGCTCGAGTGGGGTTCAAGTCCCCACATTTCTTTTACCTTGACTTAGGTATATAAGTCTTAATCCATTACCGCAGACATAGCGGTATACAAACAATGTAGGAGGATATATATGCAGAATTACGAACAGATTTTAGCAGAATTAGGAATTGAAATCCCAGAAGAGAAAAAGGCAGAGCTAAAAAAAAGACATGCCGAAAATTATAAGACTGTAGCTGACTATAATAAACAGGTAGAGAAAAAAGATGAATACAAAACATCTTTAGACGATGTACAGACCAGATTAGCTGAATTAGAGAAAGAAGATGTTGACGGTCTTAAGACTAAGATTACAACATTAACACAGGAGCTTGCAGACGAAAAAGAAGCAAGAGCAAAAGAAGCTAAGCAGACAGAGTTAAGAGACAAGGTAAAAGATTTCTTATCTGATAAAAAATTTGTAAATGCAATCACAGAAGACTCTATCCGTTCCCAGATGATTCAGAAGTTAGAAGAAGAGAATGGGAAAAATGCAGAAGATGTATTTAAAGAACTTACTACTAAAGATGGGAAACCAATTGAGAACATCTTGGTTGACGAAAAGAAAGCACCAAGTGCTAATATCCCAAGCTTTACGACTAAGTTCAACAGCGGAGAGCAGAAAAAGGGAACACAGAAGTTAAGGGAAATGTCTTTAGACGACAGAATGAAGCTTAAGGCAGAGGACCCAGACTACTATGCAACCTTATTAAATGACAGATAGATAATACCGACTCACAATATGGAAGTGAGCCGCTAACCTAAAATCCCTTAATAGTTGTAGGTAGATGGGACAAAGAAAAGTCCTTATCTATTCTTATTTAGGGGTAGAAAGGACTTTTTTTATGCCAAGAACAGGATCATTTGGTGGTTTTGATTTTGACCCAGAGGTTTTCGCTGAGTTTATGTCAGAAAACCCAACATGGAATGATGCGATTATTGCATCTGGTGTGTTAGCACAGGACAATACAATCATGGACTTAATCGGAGAAAAAGGAAACGTTGCAACAATTCCTTTTTATACACCGATTGATGAACAAGACTCACAGGCTTTGAACAACGATGGAGAAACAAACAATACACCTGTTGAAATCACAGGAAAGAAACAGACTTGTATGTTAATTCAGAGAATGAAAGCTTGGAAAGCAAAAGACTTTACAAAAGAGTTAACAGGTGCAGACCCTATGACTCATGTTGCAAACTCTGTTGCAGGATTTTATAAGCAAGTAAGAACACGTGACTTAATGACTACAGTTGATGCAGTTTTAAGCCTGTCTGGTATGGAAAACCATATTACAGACTTATCTTTAACTGGCGAGGGCACTGTAGGAGATGCAAACAAAATTGATGATACAACACTTATCTTTGCACAGCAGAAAGCTTTAGGAGATTCCGCTGACAAGATGGGATTACTTGTATTAAACTCTTACATCTACGCAAAATACAAAGCAATGGGACTTGTTGACTACAACAAATACACTATTGCTAACGCAGTAGAAAGAGAAGTAAATCTTCCTACAATCGGTGGATTTATCCCACTGGTAACAGACAGATTTACAGTTGATACAACAGGAACAAACCCAGTATACAAAACTTATATGCTTGGTACAGGTTCAGTATTGACTTGTGATAAGACAAACTATGAAAATCCTTATTATACAGACTATGACCCAGAAACATCTGCCGGTATTGAAAAACTGTATACAAAGCAGGGTTATGTATTACATCCTAACGGATTTTCTATTAATGCTAACAAGATTGCAAAAGAGTCTCCTACAAATGCAGAGTTAGGAACTAAAGGAAACTGGTCTTTAGCATTTAACCAGAAGAATATCCGCATGGGTGTTATTAAATCCAACGGATAAAAAGGAGTGTGATTTCATGGCGTACATTGACTATGAATATTACAAAACCCTTTTTGGAGAGAAAGCAATCCCAGAAACAGACTTTAATCGTCTGGTCTGGGATTCTTGCAAGAAGATAGATAATGCCACAACAGGCGTGGACAATGTCAAAAAGCTTAAGATTGCTTTTCCAACAGATGAAGATGATGCAGAAGCAGTTAAAAGATGTGTTTGCGAACTTCTGTCAATCACATATAAGATTGAACAGGCAGAAACGAGAGTTGAAGCATCACAGGGTTATATCACATTAGAAGATGGGACAGTGATGAGCAAGCAGGTAGCATCTAAGAGTGCAGGAAACGAGAGTATAAGCTATGTGACTTCCAGTAACGCAGGTACGGCTACATTGATAGATAAGTGTCTGGCAGACAAAGAAGTACAGAAGCAACTATACGATGATAAGATAAGAGATTATCTGTCTGGCATCACTGATGCTAACGGAGTTAACTTGCTGTACATGGGAATATATCCAAGATAAAAAAACGGAGGGATACGATGTATAACGATACAATCACACTTTTTAATAGGTATGAAAGTAAATTGGGAGATACATGGTATCCCTCTATTTTGCATAATACGAACCTAAACATGGATAAAGCAAGCATCGTTGCAAAGTACGGTTCTGACTCACAGGACAATGCTGTATTAAACGTGCAGTATAGCCTAAAAAGCGGTCAAAAGATGGTAGGGAGTAAATTATGGCTACCGCCTAAAGAATGGTGTAAACAGACGAATGATAAGCTGTCAGAAGCACTTACGTTTAGTTCTAAGGCGAATAGTTTTGATTTCTTTATCGTTGACGAATGGGAGAATGAAGAACCGATTGCAGAGGATGATTATATTGACGGATTCTACGAAGAGATGAAACTTAAGTATGATTATGTCTTTGCAATAACTGGAAGTGCCTTTTACGACATAATCCCGCATTTTGAAGTAATGGCTAAGTAGGTGGTTATATATGGCTAAGAAAAAATTAGGAAATGTTAATGTGAATACACAGAACATGAGAGCTAATATCAGTCTGGCGAGATTCGATGAACAAATACAAAGTGCTCAATATTGGTTAGATAGTCAAGTTATGACCGATATGGTTCCTTATATGCCACACGAAACAGGCACGTTTATAAATGTGACAAGGGCAAAAAGCGCTTCACTTGCAGGTACAGGAATGGTATGTGCAGGTACTGGACCGATGGGACGTTTCTTGTACTATGGTAAAGGCATGGTTGACGAATTAACAGGCTCTCCGTGGGCAAGAAAAGGTGCTAAGAAAGTCTTGGTATCTGAGTTCGCAGGAACTACAAATGCAAAAGAAGACTTATCATATTCAAATCCTAAGGCTACTCCATATTGGTTTGAAACAGCAAAGAAGAATCACGGTAAAGCATGGGTTACTCATGTTAAGAAGCAGGCAGGAGGTAACTGATGGCAGAAGAACAAAAGGTAGTCAAATACGATCTTGACGGCTTTGACGTACTAACAACAGCTCTAACTGACTTGATAAATCAGTATCCGAACATTCGAGAGGGAGAAGAGATCACTTTTTCAATATTGGATGATGCAGGCGGCAAGGCAATGTTCCCTGTGAATGGGGCAGTGATTGAGAGTGAGAAAGAAAGTATCACTGGTCACGTCACACAGGTTTGTTTGTATCCATTTTGTGTGATCTACCGTATAAGCGGTGCTGATGCAAAACGTAAGGCATACACGAAAGAGTGGTTGGATAACCTTGGTAAATGGTTGGAAAAGCAAACAATCACAATTAAAAACAACACATATAAACTAGAAGAATATCCAGTGTTGACAGGCAATCGAAAGTTTTTAACGATTGACAGACAGACACCTGCATATTTGGACAGTATAAACGAAAACAAGTCTGAGAATTGGGCTATCAATATTTCTGCCCGATATCAAAACGACTTTGATAGATAAATAAATTAACTATTAACTGGTCT